TATACAGAAATGAGAGAGAAACATGAGTACATTATGGGCCTATCTTCGAAAAACGGGACCCCTGAGTCTACTGCTGCTCATATTGCTGCCTTTAGCGCTTTTACTGAAGGTATGCAGTTATTTTCGTCGTTTATAATGTTGTTAAACTTCCCACGTCACGGAAAGATGAAGGGCATGGGTCAGATTGTTACTTGGTCTATTGTTGACGAGACTCAACACTGTGAAGGAATGATTAAACTCTTTAGAACCTACATTGAAGAGAATAAACAGATTTGGAACGATGAATTAAAAAGCAGCATATACACTATAGCTACACGGATGGTGGAACTTGAAGACAAGTTTATCGATCTCGCATTTGCAACAAATGCAATTCAAGGTTTATCTAAGGATGAAGTAAAACATTACATCCGTTACATTGCAGATCGTAGATTGATTAGTATGGGCATGAAAGGTATCTTTAAAGTTAAAAAGAATCCGTTGCCTTGGGTTGAAGAAATGATTAATGCTCCTACACATACAAACTTCTTTGAGAACAGAGCAACTGATTATGCAAAAGGAAGTATGTCAGGTTCATGGGACGATGTATGGGGTAAGGCAGCTTGAAGAAAAAGATAATTGACGCACATATGAAGGTGGCTGAGGTATACGGTAAGTTATCCTCAGCAAACAGACTTAAGGTTGGTTGTGTCATAGTTAAGAACGACACAATAATTGGTATTGGTTATAATGGAATGCCTTCTGGTTGGGACAATATCTGTGAAGATGTTAATAGAACTGGTAATGACGACTTTGGAAAATATGAAACTAAAACAAAGCCAGAAGTCATTCATGCTGAAATTAATGCTATTAGTAAAGTAGCAAGATCAACCAACTCGTCTGAAGATGCCTACATGTTCATTACACATGCTCCTTGCATGGAATGTTCTAAAGCTCTTTTTCAATCTGGTATAAAAAAAGTATTCTACAAGGAAGAGTATAGAGATCTTTCTGGTTTAGAATTTTTACAAAAATGCGGAGTGGAGGTAGAAAGGTATAATGCGTAAACATTTTACTTGTGATGAATGTGATGCAGACTTTAAAGTCAATTACAATCTTGATGAAGAATATTATGAGGTTCATTTTTGTCCTTTCTGTGGCGCTCAGATTACAGATGAGAAGGATGATGAAGAAGACGAAGAATGACTTGGTTATACAATGGTGAACCTTTTACTGATCCTGGCGGCAATTATGGTTTTGTATATGTTATTCACAACAAAATAAACGGTCGCAAATACATAGGTAAAAAGTTCTTTTGGACTGCTAAAAGAAAACAAGTTAACAAAGTTAGAAAACGTTATAAAGTAGAATCAGATTGGCAGAACTACTGGAGCTCTTCTGAGGAGTTGAAAAAAGATGTTGAGCTTTTGGGTAAAGAAAATTTTACTAGAGAAATTATTCACCTTTGTGGGTCGAAAGGTGTTACAAATTATTTGGAAGCGAAGGAACAATTTGTAAATGCTGTTTTAGAAAACAAAGATATATGGTATAATACATGGATTATGGTTCGTGTTAACGCTTCTCATCTGAATAAACTAAAATGACATTTATAATTATTCTTTTTGGTACTGCTCTTGCTTTATCTGCAGTTGCAGCTTACTACTCAATTGTTGGTTTACTAACCATATTTCCTGCAGCTGGTGTATCCATTGTTGTCATGGGTGCTACTTTAGAACTGGGAAAGTTAGTTGCAGCTTCTTGGGTTTACAGAAATTGGAAGTCAGCTCAGTTACTTCTTAAAAGTTATTTCACCATTGCAGTTGTAGTGCTAAGTTTCATTACATCAATGGGTATATTTGGTTACCTTTCCAAAGCACACATTGAACAGTCTTATTCGTTTAGTGACTCAAGTGTTATTATAAAGAATTTGGAAAGGGAAATTGAAAGTGAAGAACAGGCAATTAGGACTGCGCAAAGAAATTTGGATATACTTGATGGACTTGTTACTCAAGCCGATCCAAAGGATGCTAATACAATACGCAATACGCAAAGACGGGAGCGTGCGAATATCAGTAGCCAGATTAGGTCTTCGTCTGAGCGAATTAAGACTCTCACTACTGAGCTCACCCCCCTACGACAGGAATCCGCACGTGTTGAAGCTGAGATCGGACCTATTAAGTATGTCGCTGATCTTATCTACGGCGAAAGTGACAAAGGACTTATTGAAAAAGCAGTCAGATGGGTAATTGTAATTATAGTTTTAGTATTTGATCCTTTGGCTATCATACTACTCATTGCTGCTAACCGTGAGCTTAAGAATTATAGTATGAGAGCCAAACCAAAGGTAATTAAGAAACCTTCTAAAAAGAATTCTTCTGACTTTGACTATCCAAGCAGCGATAAACTTGTTATTGATAAAGATCAGATACACGAAATACCAAAAGAGATTATAGACAAAGTCTTTAAAAAGAAAAAGTAACAGTTGATCTTTAACATGAAATGTAATAGAATTGCTAGATGATTATTGTCGACTACTCCCAAACTATTATATCTAATCTTATGGCTGAGCTTGGAGGCCGCAAAGATGTAGATCTTGAAATCAACCTACTTCGTCACATGGTGCTTAACACCTTGCGAAGCTATCACACTAAGTTCAAAAGAGAGTTTGGTGAGATGGTAATTGCTTGTGACAATAAAAAGTATTGGAGGAAAGAAATATTTCCTCACTACAAAGCCAATCGTAAAAAAGCTAGAGAAGATTCTGGCTACGATTGGAATCTAATATTTGATGCTATTAACACAATTAAAAAAGAACTAAAAGAGATCTTTCCATACAAAGTTATTGAAGTTGAAAGCTCTGAAGCAGATGATATTATTGCTACTCTTTGTAAAACTCAAAGAGATGAACCTATCTTAATTATTTCCGGTGACCATGATTTCATCCAGCTTCATAAGTATGACAATGTAAAACAATACTCACCTATCCAGAAGAAGTTTGTAGTCTCACCAATGTCATCTGATAAGATTGTGTTAGAACATATTATCAAAGGAGACAAAGGTGATGGTATCCCTAATGTATTAACTTCTGATGAAGCAATTATTAAAGGAGAGAGACAAAAGCCAGTATCTTCTAAGAAACTTGAAGAGTGGCTTAACGATCCTACTACAATGCCTCATGATGATAACTTTATTAAAAACTACAAACGTAACCAATTGCTTGTTGATCTATCAAAGATACCACAACGCATTGAAGAGTCAATACTAAATACATTTACAAATTATCCTCAAAAGGATAAAAGTATGATTCTTGATTATTTTATTGAGCATAAGATGAAACATATGCTTGAGCATATAGAGGAGTTTTAATGAAATATTTGGTATCTGAGTTATTTGATCTCGTTGAAAAGCAAAAAACAAAAGAAGAAAAAATAAACCTACTTAGACAAAATGGCGAGCTTATTACCAAAGCTGTTTTGCATATGAACTATGAAGGCAATGTTAAGTTCTTATTGCCTGAAGGTGAACCACCTTTCAAGAAAGAAAAAGATCAGCCAATGGGCTATCAAACTACCACTCTTAATTTAGAGCTGCGTAGGTTCTACATCTTTTTTCAAGAAGACATGAATGTAAGCAAAGCAAAAAGAGAAGCCTTGTTTATTAACATGCTTGAAGGATTGCATTGGACAGAAGCAGAATTGTTGTGCTTTGTAAAAGATAAAAATTTAGAGTCTAAGTATCCATCTTTAACATTAGAACTTGTTATGGAAGCATTTCCAGATATGGCTTTTGCAAATCCACTGAAGAAGGAACCCCCACCAAAAAAGTCTTCAGTAAAAAAGTCAAAGAAGGTGTTAGAAGTACAATTGCAAGAATAAAGTTACTGTTTGAAAAACCTGTAGAACCTAAAAGCAATTGGATGTCTGCTTCTTTGCCACCTCCAGGTAGAGACCACATTTTTCCTTTAAGAAACAAAAAGTTATAAGTTGACTTTTACATATAATCCTGTATAATATAAGTTCTTTATAGGAGATTAATATGGCTCTGGTTTATGTTTCTGTAAAGTCTAAGCAAAGTAAGAAAAAAGGTGTACAACCTTATGCTAAGCCAAAGGTTGCTCCAGCATATGCTCAGGGTTTGTATAAACCTTCTAAACCTTTCCATCGTACTACTGAATACATTCCTAGTGTTGAAAGTACAGGATATTCTTGCTGTGCTAAAAAAGAAGATAAGGTGTATACTGGAGATAGTATTGTAGGTATTGGAACTATGCACAAATCAAACGCAGTTCCTATTTTTAACGATTCGCAAGCCAAAGACATTGCAACCATGAGGAGAAACTAATGTCAAAATTTATGTTAAAGTATCAAGACAATGATTGGGATATAGATAATCCCAGTTTAACTATTACACATGAATTTGTTTCAGGAGGTATTCATGCTGTTCTAGAACATATGGAAAACTTCTTAAGAAGTGCTGGTTATACTGTAGATGGTAAACTTGAAATTGTTTCTGTAGAAGATAATTCAGAAGAGTATGAAGTTGATGACACCGAGGAAGATATTTTTAATGTAGGTGGTGACACTATCATATCAACAAATAATGATTGGCCAATGGGTGATAACATGATCTCTAGCCTTCGTGATGATCGTTTGGATGAAATAACTATAAAGGTATCAAACCCCAATGAAGAGCCTATTCACTTTAGAGTATAAATTAGTTGATTCAAAAGGTCGTGAAAAGCGTCCTTTGTTTGTTGGGGTGTATAAAACTTTAAAGGAAATAGAAAAGGCAAAGGAAGCTTTGCTTAAAGATTGTAAGGATAAAATTTCTTTTCAAGTGTATACTGCATGGACGCTTTCTACTAAATAATAATATGCCAACGTACACATTTCGTGATACTAAAACTGATGAAGTGTTTGACAGATTGATGAAATGGTCAGACAGAGAAGTCTTCCTCAACGAAAATCCCCACATAGAACCTGTCATAGGAGCAACCGCTTTAGGTGATCCTGTTCGTCTTGGAGTTAGAAGGACTGATGGTGGGTTCAACGAAGTCTTGTCCAAAATCCATGCTGCTAATTATAAGAGCAATCTTGCGGACAAACTATCTAGACGATGAGAAAAGTGAAAGGTACATTAACTCCAACCTTGAAGGCCTACAGCAGTTTTTGTAGGCCTTTTTTTCTTTCCAAAAGAGGGTATAGATGGCTAGAAAACAAGCTCTACAAACACAACAAACCTCCCAACAACCTAATCTTTCCTTGGTTAATAACAAACTAAAGATAAGGATTGATGATTTAAAAACAATAGAGCCGTTAACAGAGAATCAAACAAAGTTTTTCAACCTATACAAAAATTCTAAAATATTATTACTACACGGAGTAGCAGGAACAGGTAAAACGTACATAGCACTTTACAAAGCACTAGAAGAAGTTCTCGATAGAGGTAATTCCTTCAAGAGAGTAATTATTGTAAGGTCTGCTGTTCCCTCACGTGATATTGGCCACCTACCAGGCGACGAGAAAGAAAAAACAGAAGTCTACCAACAACCCTATATTGAGATTTGTGAAGACTTATTTTCCAGAAGAGATGCATTCCAAAGATTACAAGAGCAGCATGTAGTACAATTTATGATTACTTCTTTTGTTAGAGGTATAACTTTAGATGATTCTGTCATTATTGTTGACGAGTGTCAAAACATGACAGATATGGAACTAAATAGCATTGTTACAAGAGTTGGTTCTAGATCGAAGATAATTTTGTGTGGTGATTTCAGACAGACAGATCTTTACAAGAAAACTGATATGTCTGGCTTAAAGAAGTTTATGGTTATAGCAGATATGATGCCTTCAGTAAAAACTATAGAGTTTGAGGTTGAAGATATTGTTCGATCGGAGCTAGTCAAGGAGTACATTCTAGCTAGAATGGCTTACGAAGATCAATACGGAACTTAAGGAGGATAAATGAAGCTTTCAGAGAATTTTAGTCTTGCAGAGATGGTTAAAAGTGAAACAGCATTACGCCAAGGATTAGATAACACACCAGGTGATGCTGAGATTGCAAATTTAAAAAGGTTAGCTGAGAATGTATTACAACCAGTTAGAGAAGCATACGGAAAGGGTGTTAAGGTCAATTCAGGATTCAGACACCCTGATGTTAATGCAGCAGTGGGTGGCTCAAGGACTTCGGATCACTGTAAAGGTATGGCAGCTGATATTGAAATTCCCGGTGTTGCTAATGCAGACCTTGCGGAATGGATTAAGGACAATTTGGAATTTACTCAACTTATTCTTGAATTCTATACTCCTGGTATTCCTGACTCTGGTTGGGTTCATGTTTCTTATGATCCTAACAACTTAAAGAAGCAAGTTATGACAGCAATGAAAGAAAACGGTAAGACTGTGTACAAAGCAGGTATTATCGCTTAAAGGAGTTTAGGTGAACTTTTGAGATTTAATTTTATACATCATGAATATCCCATTCTGGAACGAACCTCTACTGACGGTGTTAGGCTTTACAAGACACCGTCAGGTAGAGCCTATCCATCCATCACAACCGTTACTGGTCTCCTTAAACGACAAGCAATACAAGAATGGAGAGAAAGAGTTGGAGCAGAAGAAGCCAATAAAATCTCAGGCAGGGCTTCCTCGCGAGGAACCAGAGTACATTCTCTATGCGAAGACTATCTGTCCAACAAAGAAGTTACCCCAAATTACCTTGATCACGAACTCTGGCAAACCTTTAAGCCAAACTTGGATCGCATAAGTAATATACATGCATTAGAAACTAAGTTATATTCTGATCATTTAGAAGTTGCAGGTACAGTTGACTGTATCGCAGACTTTGATGGTAAATTATCGGTAATAGATTTTAAGACTTCATCTCGAGTAAAAGACAGAGATAATATCCATGACTATTTTATGCAGTGTTCTGCTTATGCTGTAGCCTTTGAAGAATTAACAAATATTCCTGTGCCTAATTTAGTTATTGTTATGGGCGTTGATGACGAAGGTTGTTTTATTTTTAAAGAAAAACGAGACGATTGGATCAACGGTTTTAGACAACTACGCGAGGAATACAGAAGATGGAAAAATATCTAGCAGCATTGGCTTTTGTAACTTTACCAGTACAAGCTCAAGAAGTTCTTAATGTACCAATTGATGCATATTGCATTATTAAAGATCATATGGCTAGAATACTTGCCGAACACCAAGAAAAACCTATGTTAGTTGGCGTAAGCGTACGCTATGTTAACGGTAATGAAATATCAGTTCCTATGGTTGTTTTTGTTAATCCTGAAACTAAATCATTTACTATTGCAGAAAAAGTAAATGATAAGTACTGCGTTGTTGCTCTAGGTGAAAAACTTTCTCCGTACACAAAATAACTGTTGACTTTCCTGTTGTTGATCGGTATAATTTTTTATGTCAACCGATGAAAGTGAGGTAAAGAAATGGTTAGCGACTGGGAACAAAAAGATAAAGATGCCTTATACGACTGGTTATCTAGTATCCTAAAGACTAGTAATTTAACGATTACGTTCCAGAAGAAAGATGGTTCAGATCGAGTAATAAACGCAACGTTAAACGAAAGTATAGTTCCAAAGTACGAGAAGAAGACTGATAAGGAAAAGGCAAAGACAAAGGGTACTCTAGCAGTCTTTGATCTTGACAAGAATGAGTGGAGATCCTTTCGTCTAGATTCCGTAAAGAAGATTGAAGGAACGTTGTAATGAATGTTGCATTGTATGGTCATGGGTATGTTGGTGAAAGTATTGCTAATGAACTGCGAAAGCATTTTACTTTGTTATGGCTCCACCACACAGATCCCATTCCATCCTCTGCTAGTATTGTAATAAATGCTGCTGGGTATACTGGAGAACTTAACGTTGATGATACAGAGAAGAATAGAGATCTGTGTGTCGATGCAAACATTAGGTTTCCTCTTCATTTAGAAAAAACATCTAAAGTTCAAATTATACACATATCAACTGGATGTGTTTATGATGGATACAAAGAAGGCGGGTGGTTGGAGACAGACAAACCTACTATGACCTTTGATAACGGTTCTTTTTATTCTGGGTGTAAAGGTCTACTGCAAGAGTTAATAGAACCGTATCTTGACAGATCCTATTATTTTAGAATTAGACTTCCTTTTGGTTCTGCACTACATAAAAAGAATCTTATCACCAAATTGGCTAATTATGACACTCTTGTAGATGTTCATAACAGCATTACTTCTGTTCATGATTTATCAAAGTGTGTAGTGCATTTTATCCGTGAAAGGCCTACACCAGGAATGTATAATGTTGTCAATCAAGGGTCTATATATCATAGTAATATTGTAGGCATGCTTGGATTGAAAAAACGTTGGATGACTATTGAAGAATTTGAATCTAAAGTATCAGTGCGTAGAAGTAACTGTATTTTAAATGTTGACAAATTACAAGAAGTGTATAAAATGCCTCATGTTATAGAATCTTTAACAGAATCTATAAATAAAGTTACGATCGTATGAAGTTGATCAAAAGGTGTTCTGGACGGGAGTTCGATTCTCCCCACCTCCACCAAAAGCATATTGGACTGTAAACATCGTAAAGAGAACCTTTATGGTCGGTGTTGCCAATATGCTTTTGATGGGGGTGACCTGGTTTCGACAGGGCAAAGAGTAGAAAGATGGACGATCCGACACAGAGAGTCGTAAACAGTAAAAAGCAATAAATGCAAATGATGCATATTTTGGAGACTATCGCCTAGCGGCGTAACCTCCTGGGGTTTCGGTAGCTGGACCTTATTATCCAATCAGCTGCCACTTTTAACTTAATATTAAGGAGCTTTGAATGAAACTTGCTATTGCCGCTATTATGTCTGTATTTGCAACAACCGCCATTGCTAACGCACCTGCTGCCAAGTGCGATCCCGCAAAGGATAAGAACTGTAAGGCTGAAGCTAAGGCCGCTGCACCTGCTGCTGCTCCTGCTGCTGCACCCAAGAAGTAAGTTTTAAGGTTTCGGTAGCTGAACCTCAATCAGCTACCAATTACACACTACTCACACAAAAAGGAGATTTACATGAGTAATATGACACCATTTGAGATTCGTTTAGAGTTATTAAAGTTATCAAAAGATATGCTTGGTGAGGATTATTTTGCTAGGCGAGAAGTATCCCACAATAATTGGCAAACAGCTTGTGAGAACGCAAGACAACGCGGTGAGCCACTTCCCTTGCAGCCTGACCTTCCTGCATATCCCAAAGAAGAAGAAATCATAGCCAAGGCCCAAACCTTGAATGGTTTCGTTTCACAAATTCCATCAACCGACACTAAACCGTCAACCAAGAAGTAATCTGACAGCAAGAGGGACCATTAGGTCCCTCCCAAAGAAGGAGAACCAAAATGGCTAGATTGTTTTTATTAACTGGTACTATACTTTTAGTTATAGTATTTGGATTAAATTATGCAAAGAGTTTAAAGATCGAAAATGCATTAAGATTTAATGGTGATGAAAATAAAATTGTAAAGGTAGATCCAAAAGAACTATCCTGTTTGGCAAAAAACATTTATCATGAGGCAAGAGGTGAACCAATAGAGGGTCAATTAGCTGTTGCTATAGTGACTCTAAATAGGGTTAAACACGTTGATTTTCCTAAAGACATTTGTGGTGTAGTATATCAACGCAATGCTACAGTATGCCAATTCTCATGGGTATGTGATAAGTCTCTAGTAATCAGAGACTTGACTAAGTTTGTACAAGCTGTAGAAGTAGCTAGAATAGCTATTGAGGGTAGGGAAAGCATTGAAGAAATTTCTAAAGCATTGTATTATCATGCTGACTATGTCAATCCAGGTTGGCATCGTAAAACAGTGGTAGCTAAAATAGGAAGACATATTTTTTATGAACATAGAGTTTAACGATTCACTTTTAATTACTAAACGATTTAGAAGTGCAACTGAATTTTCTCTTTACATTGAGGAAAGGGTAGCTAAGGAAAGAATTGGTTACATGGATGCTATTATAGATTACTGTACCAACAACGATGTTGATTTAGATAACATTGGCAACTTAGTTACACTTGCGCTTAAAGAGAAAATTCAGTTTGAAGCGGAAGAAGCAAATTTGATGAGGCCTAAAGGCAAACTTCCTATATGACCATTATGGAACCATATGATGTTTATAGATCGTACTTAGCATTAAGACTCCACTTCACCACCGATCAGTATGATGTAATAAAGCAGAAAGGAAGAGTGAAGGCATCCAAGCAAGCATTCTTCAAGCGTACTGATCTCTATGCAATCAGAAAGATTGCAGAAACCTACAGCGACAAAGAAGTAGTAGATTTCTTGGTAGCAAACTTTGTTACTGGAGATAGGTGGGGTGGAGTATTTGATATAGAAGCAAAAGATAATTATGTTGGTTGGAAAAAAAGACTTGAATCTATTCAGTACACATTTGAGAACGAGATTGATAAGATTATTTTCTTGATGGAAAAGAATGGATACGAGTTTAATGATGCATTTAAGACTGAAGGACAACACCCAGTAATTCTTCGGATGTATTTAAAAAAACAAGTATCGATCGAGACACTTGTCATTTTAAATAAGCTAAATAACTTTGTGAGTAACTTAGACACAGTACTTAATAATGATCTCATGTGGCCAGATGTATCACGCATCATTAAAAAGTACTCCCCTTTTCTAACTATTAACAAAGAAAAATATGATGCTATCCTTAGAAGAAGAACTGGAGACAACTAATAGTAAGATTATTGAGATTGAAAAAAATATTTGTGTACTTCAAGATAATGTTATGGAAATAGCCGAACAGTTGAAAGAAACACAAAGATACCTTATGATGTTAGCAAAGAACCAAGCAGAAATTACCAAACGTATTTCTAACTGGCCTTACATTCCTGTAGAGAAAGATCTTGGAGATTATTGAACTAAAATGAAGAAGCAAAAGTTTTTTGAGTATGATCGTGAGAAAAAGATTCATAGGGTAGAGAAGGGCAACAAAGTTGCTAAATATAAAAAAAGCATTTATAATTATGATGTTGATGATGAAGAATTAGGTGATGAGTCTGACCTACATGAAGTTGAAGAAAAACATACAGACTAATACGTTTATACATTTACATACAATTTAATACGGAGAACAATTATGGCTATTGATTTTAGTGCCCTCAAAAAGAATCGTGGTAATTTTGAATCCCTCATGAAAGAGGTTGAAAAGATTGCTACCCCTCAAGCAGAAGGTTCCCAAAAAGACGATCGTTTCTGGCAGCCAGAAGTAGATAAGGCTGGTAACGGTTATGCTGTTATTCGATTCCTTCCTCCTCCTAAAGGTGAAGATCTGCCTTGGGTTCGTGTGTGGAATCATGCCTTCAAGGGACCTACAGGTAAGTGGTATATTGAAAACTCATTGACCACTCTTAACAAACCAGATCCTGTATCAGAGCTTAACACTGAGCTTTGGAACTCTGGCAGTGAAGATAACAAGAACATTGCTCGTAACCAAAAGCGTAAACTTGTTTACATCACAAACATCTATGTTGTAAAAGATCCAGCACATCCAGAAAACGAAGGCAAGGTATTCTTGTTTAAGTTTGGCAAAAAGATCTTTGATAAGATTAAGGATGCTATGCAGCCTACTTACGAAGATGAAGAGCCAATTAATCCTTTTGACTTCTGGAAGGGTGCAAACTTTAAACTCAAGATTCGTAATGTAGAAGGCTATCGTAATTATGATAAGTCTGAGTTTGATAGTGCATCTGTTCTAATGGATGACGATGATGAGTTGGAAGGCTTGTGGACCAAAGAACATTCACTGCAAGAGTTCTTAGATCCAAAGAACTTTAAGAGCTATGAAGAGCTAAAGGCAAAGCTGGAGAGTGTTATTTCAGCTGCTGGTGCTCCTACTGCTCGTGCTGATCAGGTTGACCTCGAGGAAGATGAAACTCCTCGTGCAGCCATCAAAGCTAAGCCAAAAGCAAAAGCACCAGAGATTGATCTAGATGAAGATGATGAGTCTTTGAGCTATTTTGCTAAGCTAGCTAACGACGACTAGTAAGCAGCAACCCGTTCGTTGTATCTGTCTAATGCAGACCCTCGGTGAGTAGGCCTTGGGTCTGCCTTCATTGGCATAAAGTTATTTGTTGAAGTGCTACTAACATTATTAGATACTATTGGTTGTGTAGAGCCACCAGCTGACATTTCATCTTTCATTGCTTGGTTGTCAGAAGATATAGAAGAAACCTCTTTTGAAAAGTAAGATGTACCAGCTTTTTCAACATCACTTAATTTAGCAGCCTCGGCTTGCTGTTCTTTTCTTAGAGCTGCAAGTTCAGGTATTTTTTCATAATCTTCTTCTGTAGCAAACCTATCTTCTATTTTACCTTCTTCAAATAGTTTCTTAACAATTGGTGCAGCTTTTTGAGCATACTTTTCTTGTAGTCCTAATTTTTGTTCTCTTGCAGATTTAGCTTCATCTGTTAATGTTTCACCTGATATTTTTGATGACTTTTCAGTTATAGTTTTGCTACTTAAAACTTTTTCACCACTTGCTTTTTCTGCTGGTTTAGCTTTTGCTTCTTCTTGTTTAGGAGCACTGTCAACTTTAAAGTCTTGCTTCATTTTTTCAGTTAAGGATTTTGAAGTTTCTTTACTTGCATCAATATCCATTGCTGAAGAATATTGCAATACATGAAAACCAAGATCAGGTTTTATTTTATCTAACTGCTGTACCAATGCTTCTTGCTTTTTAACTATTTCAGATCTCTTAGTTTTTTTCTCATCTTTTGGTATAGAAAAATCATTATTTAAGTCTTTTATCTGATTGGATAAAGTTAGCATTTCTGCTATTAGAGGATCAGCAGCCTTTTCTTGGTCTGGAGTAAGAAATACGTCCCCACCTTTTTCCTTTTTCTTTTCAATCTTTGCTGTTTCTTCTTTAGGTTTGGAAGGTTTTGATACAGGAGCTTGCTTCTCAGCAGGCTGCGCAGTAGGAGCTGGTGCAGCCATTGGAGCAGGTGCTGCAGCTGAAGGTGTTGGAGTAGCTTCTGCTGCTTCAGCAGCTTTAGCATCCTTTGCTGCTAGTGCAGCGTCAATTCCAACGGAAGCAGCAGTACCTACTCCTGGTATGGATCCAGCAACACCTGAAGCAACTTCCATTGCTGCTCCAGCTGTATCTCCTTGCATTAACCTGTAAGCACCAAAACCTAAACCAGCTACTGCTCCAACTAGTGGTATTTTTTTAATTAAAGATTTTCCAATACCTTTGCCTACTGCTCCAGCTGCCTTGCCACCGGGCTTACCTTCTTTTTTAGGTGGGGCTTCGGGTTTAGGTTTTCTATCAGGAAGATCAATATTCACACCCATACCAGGTCCGTCGCTGGGAGGAGGTTGTGGAGGTTGTGGAGACACACTGGCTGAACTGGATGGTTTTTTACTACCAATAGCTGGAGTAGTACCTGTTAAGGCTTTACCTATTAATTTTAATTCTGTAAGGGCTTCTTCATTTGTATCAAGTATTTGTTTAGATAATTCAACATTATCCTTTGCAGCATCTGCAGCTATTTCATCAGGTGTTTCAATATTATCAGCCTCAGGATTTTTAGATTCTTTAGATTCTTTGGATGTTGGAAGTTTAAAATCTTTAGGTGCTGATAAAATATCACCGACATATTTTTCCATAGCTATTTCTGCATCAGCTATTTTGGTACCTATTGCAGTACCACCTGTTTTTATTGCTTCTACAGGATTTTTAACTATAGACTTTATTCCACTGCCTATACTTTTGGCAGTAGCAACTCCGGACATTAATCTTTCTTTAAATGACGGTTGATATGCAGGTTCTTCTTTTGTAGTCACTCGTTCATTAGTTTTACTAATCTTATTGCCAAGACCTTGTATTGCTTTCAACGTTGCTTGTTGAGTAGCAGAGTCTATCTCCCTACCTTTTTTAAATTCTTCAACAAACTTAAAAAAGTCTTTGACTGTGAGTTGTTCGTTCATTTTAGTTATGCTTTGCTTGTTGTTTTAAGATTTTAAGTCTTTCGTTTTCCTTCTTAATATAATCTATTAACAACGCCACATAAACTTCCCTTTCCCAAGGTAACATATTTTCTATTTCTGTTAAACTGTACTTGTGGTGATGCATAAGAGAAAAGTTTAAAGTGAAATAGTTTACTAACGAATCTTGAGAAAGGGTTAAACGAAAAAATTTTGTAGTCCTTCAATTCTTGATACATTGTGGTGATTACATTTAGGGCAATCTGTCTCTACTATCTGAACTACTTTAGGTGAACTTACAAAAAACTTTTCTATTTTTTCAAACTGTTCCTTTGTTAATGAAAAAATAAAGTCTTCTATTTCCTTTGGATCTTGTTCTTTTGCTTCATAATATTGATCACCTTCAAAAATACCAATTATACTATTTTTAACTAAATCAAAGATATGATTGAGATTGTTATTACTATTGAGCTTAACAATCTCTTCAAATCTAGGATAAGATAAATCAATTCCTACTGTATCGTTCAACATTATTTTATTAGGTTTGTTCTCAATATTTTCTACCTTTAAATTTTCAATGTTAAACGAAGCGTCATACTTTTCATCGCAGTTAACACAAGTAATCACAACTTCAACAGACTCACCAATTGATTTTGCTCGTAACATCATGAAAATGTACTCAATGTCGAAGTGTGGTAAGTTGTTAACATTCAATTGTTTAAAAGTACACACATCTATTAGTTCTTTAATAATTCTTGCAACTTCTTCGTCTTCTGCTTCTGACATTGTAAGAAGCACTTTATGTTCTTTTACTAAGAAAGGTCTAAACTTTATTTTCTTTCCAGTAGAAGGTTGTACTAATTCATATGTTGGGGTTTCAAGTTTAGGTAATGCCATTATATCTCCATTAGTTATGCTGAAACAGGAAAGTCACTTCCAGATGTCGTTTCTGTAAAGGCTCCAACAGGTCCTTGATCAGGGTCCCAATTAAATCTTTTAATTTGTGGTACTGGTATAACTGGCAGCGTTTGCAAACTTATTTGAGGTGCTGCTATTACTTGACTTCTATTAGCTGGTATGTCAGTTCTTCTCCAATATCTATAAGCAAATATAACATTTAACCTATGAGTTTGATTTTGAGCTGAATTATTAAGGTCCATTAATGTAATACTTCTTGGAAATGCTTCTAGTAACTCTATCTCATATGTAACGTTATTTTGTTCATCTAGTTGTCTTACTAATATTTCTGTGATGTAATCACTTTGATATGCAACAGTGAATGAATTCCTGTTTACAATGTACTCTAGCCAGTCATCAAAAAACCTTTTGACTGTCATGTTTCTATCAACATGAAAAGTCATAGACATACCATCGCCACCGTACTCTGATGTGATAGGTCTTTGGTAGGACGGACCAAAAATTTTAAACGGTTTAACTGTTAAAGATAGAGGGGGAAAGTTTGCTACTTCACACAGCAAACTTATTTTCTTAGCATCGTTTATGGACTGACCAGTGTTTAACGGTGCATTAATAATAACTTCAAATCTGTTGACACGAGCAAGGCTACCTTGTCTAATTTCAGATAAAAAGTTTTCTAGTTGAAACGATGCTTTACTCATACGAGTTTTTTCCTTAAGTCTCTCCAAACATCAGTTTTATGAGCACCTTCAAATCTTTCTAGTGGCAACTGTGATGCTATAACCCAATCTGGAAATGGTATCTTTAAAAATCTTGTTTGTACTTGGTCTAACAAATAATGCTTCACGCAATGTGTTATTGGAGCCATTCTTGTAGAACTTTCTATAACTTTCCATCTTAATCTCACAAAGGTGTTGTCATCCACTTTAGGATCTTCAGCAAATTCTGAAACTAACCTTAACATCTTCATTCTCAGCAGATATGGCATGTAGTGAAAATTAATCCCTAAAAAACCACCTGGCACTCTTCTAAATGGTAGAGTGAGTGGAAACGTATCATAATAGCTTAAAGACTCTTTTAACTTTGCGTCATATCTAAACATATACATTTCACCAGGAAAAATAGTTGTTACTAGTTTACCTTCTTTTAATAAATCAGAAGGACTAATCTTTCCTAGTTTAGCAACTTGAGCCTGATACCATTGAATAGACTTCGAAGTATCTCCAGCACTTGCTCTAAGTTTGTTAAATATTTGTTTTGTCATTAAACTTGTATACCTAAATCTTTCTCTGTTAAAACCAAAAACTTCCAGCCTCTGTCTTCACAATACTCATTAGCACTTTTCCATTTATTCTGGTTGATACCATAAGTAAACACTTCTTCAATAAACCTTTTAGTCTTTTTTTGTGGTATAGCTGGCGGTTTTGTGAATTTCTCAGGCTTTATTTCAATTAGATACTTTTTTATGTTGTTAGTTTTATCTTTAGTTTTAATATAAAAATCTACAAAGTAACGATGCATTTTGTTATCAACGGGTGATCTGTAAGGAATAATTACAGTCTCTGAACCCCATTCCATTACATTTGGGTTCAAATCACACCATTTCATAAATCTCAATTCCCAAGAACTTCTATAAATTACATCGTTGATGTCACCTTTATATTTCTTAGGATTTTGGATTCTGTATCTTCCTTTGTAGGTTTCTCTGTACATTATGCGATAAATAACTAATAATAACTATTTATCGATAGCACACAATGCCTTCAACAATTCCTCGTTTAGATCCTGCTAGCAGAAATCCGCTAACTAATGTTGGTACTCAAGATTTGAGTAAATCAACATATGGTATCTCACAGTTTCAGTATCCAGATGATCTTGGCAACGAAGATTTAAAACACTATGTACTTTTTAATATTAATGTTAGAGGTAAGTCAAAACTTACTTTAGCAAATGAGACAAGATCGACTACTCCTGTCGTTAGGCAGGATAGTGCTCAGTTATCGGAAGAACAGTTAGGTTCGTTGAGAACTGCAGCTTTAGTATTAGGGGGAGCAGGTGCTGGTATTGCAGCAGGAGCTTTAGCTAGTGAGTTTAAAGCGTCACTATTTGGAAAAAACCAATCTACTGGAGGAACTGGTAGAGCAGCTTCAGCTCTTAAAAAAGCTGCCCCAGCAGCGGTGGGTGCTGCATTTGGTGCTGGTGCTGCTGCATTTAGTGAAATACTAAAACCAGATCAGACCTTTAGAATTTCCGATGTTATTGCTCTTTATGTTGATGGACCACCAACAGTCAGATATGCGGCACAGTATAGTAATAAAGAACTTGGTACTTTAGCTGGTATTGCTGCTGGTGGTGTTTCTGGTATTGCTTCAGCCATTAATCCCGCCAGTGAAGCTGGTTCAGCTATGGCTATGAAGTTTGCACAGATACCACAACTAGCGGGAGTTAACACTCAAGACATTATTGGTGCAAGCGCTAAAGTAGCTTTAAATCCGTTCAAAGAAGTGTTGTTTGAAGCAATAGATTTTAGAACTTTTGCTTTTAAATATAGATTTTTTCCAAAAAGTCAAAAAGAAGCAGATACTGTAAACGAAATTATAAAAAGATTCAAATTTCACATGCACCCTGAGTTGAGCTCTAACAAATTGTTTTTTATATACCCATCAGAGTTTGAAATTACGTATTATTTTGGTGGTAGAGAAAATGAATACTTTCACAAATTAAAACCTTGTGTATTAGAATCAATGGATGTAACTTACGGTGGTGAACAATTTTCCTCATTTAGTGATGGCAAACCTACAGAAGTAAACGTGTCTTTAACATTTAGAGAAACAGAAATTCTTACCAAGCAACAAATTATTAACGGATACTAATGTACTTTCAAAAATTTCCACTAACATTATATTCACTTGATAACAGACAATCTGTTCAAGTAATACACAACCCATTACTAAGATTAGTAGTTTCCGACGAGATAAAAAATAATTTTAGTGTGTATGATGAATATGATATTAGAGACGGAGAAACTCCAGAGGTATTGGCATTTCAATTTTACGGGGATGCTAATCTACACTGGTTGATACTCCACATGAACGATATTATTGATCCAAGATTTGATTGGCCATTGGACACATATAACTTTAGAAGATTTGTGGAAGGCAAGTACCCCAATGTTGATGGTACACATCACTATGAAGACACCAATGGTAGGCAAGTTAGTGGTTTACAAGAAATGTTTTCTAATTCAGAATTTGGTATATTTTCAGTAGGCGATGTGATAGAGAATACTAGCGGCGTTGGTATATGTCATATAACACAAATAATTAGTACCAGTGAAATTTTAGTTACAGTAACTAAAGGAGGTTTTGTGACAGGTGATGTTATTAGAAAAGCAGGAACTACGACGCCAACTATAACCCCTTATACTATTCGCACACTTTCAGGAATACCAGTTACTAATTTTAACTATGAAGATAAAATTAATGAAACAAAAAGAAGAATAAAGATTTTAAAACCACAGTTTGTTGAACGAATTGTTAAAGACTTTGACTCTAAATTATCGCAAATAAATGAGTGAAACAGCTAGTCCATCTATTCAAAAGGCAGGATCGGTAAATGTCAGAGAACTAAAATTAATCTCTGCAAATAACCTGATCGTTGATCTTAATGAGTTTTTAGTTGAACTTAACATTTACGAAGATATCTTCTCCTCACATCTTTATGGCGACATTCTTCTTTCTGATAGTAGAAATTTAATTGATACTCTTCCAATTATTGGAGAAGAGAATCTTGTGGTGGAATTTTTTACTCCATCATTTGAAGAACAAAATCAAATAATAAAAAAGACATTTAGAATATTTAAGTTAAGTGGCAGGCAAGTCATCAGAGATAACAACACACAACTATTCGTTTTGCATTTTGCTTCTGTAGAACTTTTCTATGATATGTTGTTACCTTTGTACAGAAGTTTTACTGGTAAGATTACAGATATCGTACAAGATCTATATTTTGATTATGTCGCAACCCAAAGAAACGCTGATATATCTACAGACTCAAAAACACTCAAGGTTGGTGATAGAGTAACTCCACTGGTAATTACAAACGACACTTCCAATAAAGTTAAATTTGTTGCTCCTGGATGGACTCCATTTAAATGCATTAACTGGCTTGCATCTAAGTCAATACCTGAATCTGGAAATAGTAAAAACTTTTTATTTTTTGAAACAAACAAATCTTTTTATTTTGGTTCCCTTGAATACATTTTTAAGAATGCTTTAGAATCAAAAAATATTGTAGGTGTTTATTCTTACTCTCCTAATAATGCAAAAGAAAAAAATGGTAGAGATTTTTTAAAAGAATACTTTACTGTTAGCGACATGGAAATGATAGATACCACTGACCATGTCAAGAATTACACAAATGGATATCTGGCAAATAGATTGATCACTCTTGATGTATACAACAAAGTGTATAAAAGAATTGATTATGACTATGTTGAAGATTATAAAAACAATTACCACACGTCAGGAAAAGGGTCAGAAGCATTACCAGTTTTTACAGCAGACAGTCCAAGAAACTTTTCTTCCAGTGTTAGTTTTTATCCAGTTAATCCAAAACTGTTTGATAACTTTCCTGGCAATGTTAGTGAAAAGATGGAAGAGATTTATGGTAACAGAAAATCAAGTCTGCTTGGATTGACCAACGTTAAACTTAATATTACAGTTCCCGGAAGATCTGATATTGAGGTAGGTAATTTAATTTACTTTAAATTTCCATCGCTTGGACCTTCTTCAGAAGAAGATAAAAATAAAGAAAAAGTAGATAAGAACTATTCTGGTTATTATTTAATAACTGCAATACACCACCGAGTAACAATAAGTGAACACGTAATGGTTATGGAAATAGTAAAAGATTCATTGAAGATTGAGGAATAGAATGCAAAGAATATTTAACAAAGATGGATTCAATTGGTGGATAGGAGTTGTAGAAGATCGAATGGATCCTGAACAACTTGGACGAGTGCGTGTAAGAATTTTTGGATATCATACTGACAATAAAATTTTACTACCTACACCAGATCTACCTTGGGCTATACCAATACACCCAATCAACTCTGCTGCAATTTCAGGTGTAGGAACTGCCCCTTTGGGTCCTTTACCTGGTACATGGATTATAGGTTTTTTCTTGGATGGAGAAGATATGCAGCAACCAGCCTTCTTTGGTTGCATAGGAACAAAGTCTGCTCCAGAAACGTTTAAACCTAAAGAAGATAAACCACCAGTTGCTAATTCAAATGATGGAATACTTAAAGACAGTTCTGGCAATCCAGTGAAAGATGGATCAGGTAACAATGTTAGAACAGGTACTCCTCCTGTTTCAGGGTGGGAGTTAGGGCAAACGTCAGAGAAGTATGAAACAGGTGGTAGAGGACCTGGAACAATTAACAATTATAAAACAAGCGAAGATAGAGGTGGTGCTTCTTATGGTAGTTACCAGCTTGCTTCTTTCCTACCTGAATTTACTCCAAAGGGTAAAGCAAGACCATCAGGTAAGAACTCACCCGTTCTTTCCTATCTAAAGAGCTCTAAGTTTAAAGATAGATTTGAAGGTCTATCTCCTGCAACTGATGCTTTTGATGAAGCGTGGAAAAATGCTGCTGCTTCTAATAAAGAAGAGTTTGAAAAAGACCAGCATGATTATGTAAAAAAAGTTTACTACGATGTCATGGTTGCCAATTTGGAAGGCAGAGGGTTTGATGCATCAAGGTTTGGACCAGCAGTACAAGATTTAATTTGGTCTACAGCAGTGCAGTTTGGGCCAGCCGCAACTTCAATTTTTACCACCCCGCTAGCAGACAAGTCTGAACTTACAGACAAAGATATTGTTAATCTTGTATCTGAATATAAATTGGCAAATGCAGATACTTTCTTTAGATCAAGTGGTGCTCAAATTATTGCAGGTGTAAAAACAAGATACACAAGCGAAAAGCAAGACCTTTTAAATTTAATAACGGTGTGATATGGCTTCCGATTTAGAATCTCAATTAAACAGTGTATTAATCAATCAGTTTAATCAATCGCCCGAGATACAAAAGTTATCTCCTACCGTCAGGTACTTGTTAGAGCCTTCAATAAACAAGGCTATACAAACTGTTACTCCAAATTTATTTAACAGTGTTAATAATGAAACTAACAAGCAATTAGATGCAATACCTCAGAATCTAATTGGTAATAACAACCCAGTTGATATAGTTAATAGCAATTTAAATTCAACTCAGCTTTCGACAACATTGTCACCTTTGGTTAATGAAAGTCTGACTGGACCACTCACTTCTGAATTAAACAGTTTAATACTTAATGACTTTGTAAATAAATTACCTCCTAACTTAGCTTCAGCTATAAATGTTGGAGGTATTACAAGTGCAATAACTAAACTTTCTACTAATGCCGTAGGCAGTGGCTTAAACTTTTCATTAGATCAAGTCACAAATGTTAAATTTAATTCCCCCACTCAAGTAGCTTCATTAATTCCAGATGTAGCTTCAGTGTTCTCTCAATATCCAGCTGCAGGTGCTGCATTAGCTGCTATTGAACAGCAGTATTCCCAAGTAGCCACAAATAAAGCTATTAAAGAAGCACAGCAGTTTAATGTCAAAGCTCCTGAGAATGAAGAGAAGTTAATTACACAAACGGTTGGCTTTATTGATCCTGAAGCAACATATCCAACAAAAGAATATCAAAATAGAACAGAAGTAAACAAACTGGCAACCGGTGATGTAAATGGAACCATAGTTCAGAAAAAAGATAAAGAAAGAAAAAAAGGATTAAGACTTCCAGAGGATCAGTTTTGGGAACAGCCTCCCATTCCCTATAAAGGTCAGTATCCTTATAACAAAATTACACAGACAGAATCTGGACATATTATTGAAATTGATGATACACCAGGTGCTGAAAGATTACAGGTATATCATAGAACAGGTACTTTTATAGAGATAGATTCTACTGGTACTGTTGTTAGACGGACAAAGGGTTCTTCGTATGAAATAATAGACCGCAATGGTTACATATCTGTTACTGGTGATGCAAACCTTTCAGTGAAAGGTGGTGTGAAAGTTTACATTGGTCAGGATGCTGATATTGAGGTAGATGGGGATGTAAATTTAAAATGCAAAAATGATATCACGATGCAAGCAGCTGGTAGAGTAGATATTTCTGCTACGGAAGAAATTAACTTACATAGTGCTAATATAAACATAGAAGCTGATGTAAATTTAAGTCTTAAAGGCGATGTAAATGCTTTCTTACATAGTACTGATATTCAAATTAAAGCCAATAATGATATAAAGACTCAGGTTCTCAACAACTATTATCTAAGAACAGAAAAAAATGTCTATCTTGAGTCTTATTTAAACTTTAACATGGTTTCTGGTACAAGCATGTTGTCAAGAGCAGGTAGTCAGTATCATGTTCAAGCTGGTAGCACTATTAATATGGATGGTAGTCAAACTTACATTCAATCTGGAACGTCTGCAGAGGCTACTGCTTCAGTTGATTCACTTTATGCCTATGCTGCTAACATTGGTCTTATTGGAACAAGAAAAGATGTCATATATGAAACTATCCCAGATCCTGTAGCACCAAACTATCTAGACTCTTTAGGACTTTTTGCAGAAGATTCTGAACTACCAGAAGAAAGTAAAAAACAAGAACAACAACTTAAACAGTTTGGCGTTGCAACAGATAGCGATCTTCAGCAAAAAGCAGTAGAAGTAGCTAAAGATACACCTTCTTCGTCTAACAGCACTGTTGTAAAACCAGACGATAGTTTACTAACTCAAACATACTTACCTGAAAATTACCAATTGTCCAAACACTTCACACTAGCGTCTGTAACTACAAAAGCAGCAGTGTCTAAGTATCCGTTGGTACCACAACTTGGGTTAACATATGGCCAAATTGCATACAACTTACAAGGTTTGGCATTAAACGTGTTAGAGCCTTTGCTTGCACTGTATCCAAAAATGTTAGTTACATCAGCATTTAGATCTGCAGCTAGTTCTTCATCGACATCTGACCACCCAAGAGGAAAAGCGGTGGATATCCAATTCCCAGGTGTTAGTAAAGAAGAATATTATAACATAGCAAAGAAACTTGCTACTCAGTTAAATTATGATAAGTTACTTTTAGAATACAAGACGTATGGCACTGGATTGCCTTGGATACATATTTCATTTGATGTAAATGCACCTAGAAAAATAGTTCTTACATACTTAAACGATAGAAAGTATGGTGATGGTTTGGTTAACATTGCGTAATAAATATAATATTAATTACGGAAATTACAATGTCTATTAGATCAACAAGAACCTTTTCTGATATAAACCTACTTTTTACAAAGTCTGGTGCTACTGCAGACATTACTAAAAAGTTAGATGAAGAAGCAGTAAAAGCATCTCTTAGAAATTTAATTTCAACCAAAAACTTTGAAAGACCATTTCATCCTGAAATAGGTTGTCAAATTTACGGGTTATTGTTTGAAAATGTAACCCCAATCATTTATCAGACAATGAGAAAGACAATATTTGATGCTATAGAAAAGTTTGAACCAAGAGTCAAAGTACTTGAGGTAAACGTAGCAGAAACACCTGATAATAATTCAATTGAGCTTAGTATTATTTTTAGAATTATTAATTCTGAGAGACCTACAACTCTTAAAACTATTATTCAAAGAGTACGATAATGCCTAATCTAAGAATATCAGAGCTAGACTTTGATACAATTAAAACTAATCTAAAAGACTTCTTAAGAGCTCAAAATGAGTTCACTGATTATGATTTTGAAGGATCAGGTCTTTCTGTACTCATTGACATCTTAGCATATAATACACATTATAATGCTTACTTGGCAAACATGGTTAACAATGAGATGTTTTTAGACTCGGCTGTTAAAAGAGCATCTTTAGTTTCTATATCTAAACATCTTGGTTACACACCAACGTCTACCAGAGGATCAAGAGCTACTATTAACATTACAGTTAATAACCCATTTGGTCTTCCATCTACGATTGCTCTAGATAGATACACTCCTTTTACCACAACCATCGATGGAGTAGGTTACACTTTTTATAATACAGATGAATATACTGCACCAGCTATTGGAACGCAATACATTTTTAATGACGTTGTGGTTACCGAAGGTAGTCAGTATGAAATCAACTATGTTGTTGCTAGCCCTGGTCCAGATGAAAAGTTTGAAATACCAGAAACAGGAGTTGATACTACAACCCTTTTGGTAACAGTTCAAAATTCTTATACTGATTTAACTACATCCACATATACGCTAACCAATGATATAACTGGCTTAGATGGCACTTCAAAAATTTATTATCTTGAAGAATCTCCACTTGGTAAATATCAAATATTTTTTGGCGATGGTATACTTGGTAAAAAACTTGAAGTAGGTAATATAATAACAATTAGATATATTTCATCTGCTGGATCAGCTACTAACGTTTCTAATATTGTTTCACAGTCTTTTAGTACTACAAACATTGCTGGATCTAATGAAGTCAATATTAATGTTGCATCCAAATCATCTTCTGGTGCTAGTAAAGAAAGTATTGCTTCAATGAGATTTAATGCTCCAAGAGCATATTCTGCAAGAAACAGAGCTGTTACCGCCGAAGATTATTCTGCTTTAATTTCTTCTTCTTTTTTAGATGCAGAATCAATTTCTGTGTGGGGAGGAGAAGATAATGATCCACCAATATATGGCAAAGTGTTTATTTCTTTAAAACCTTTCGCAGGATCTACTATATCCCAATCCACAAAAGATTCTATTTTAAACTCGGTGCTAAAAAATAAGAAAGTACTTGCAATTCAACCTGAATTTGTGGATCCAGAATTTTATTATGTAAACCTAACGCCTTATATTGTATACGACCAAAACACTACTACAAAAACTCAAAGTAACATTGAGACAATAGTTAGAAATGCCATTACTAATTATTTTTCTAACGACTTGCAAAAATTTAATATAGATTTTAATAAATCTAAACTTATTAGAAATATTTTGGAATCTGATCCCTCAATAGTTTCGGTACTGATTACAATCAAAATTCAAAAGAGACTGATACTTACACTTGGTAGAGTTAATTCATTCATTGATGAAAATTCTATCAAGTTACAAAATGCATTAGTTCCGGGATCGTTTGTATCAAGTAGGTTTTTTGTATTATCGCAAAATACTCTGACTCTTGCCAATATGGTAGATGTGCCAGGTGAGATGCCACCGGATCCAACAGGTATAGGCACGCTTAGATTAATTAATTCCAATACAGGCGCAGCGTTAGAATCAAACATTGGTACAATTAACTATGCTTCTGGAGAGGTTTCAATATCTTCGTTTACGCCTCGAGCATTGCAAAATACGGTATCGGATTTTAGAGTTACAGCTTCAGTTCAAGAAACAAGTCAAAATATTCGCGCTAATAGAAATCAAATTTTAGTTTTAGATGATAGCACTGCTAATGCTCAGATTGGAAGACAAGCTGGGTTGACTATTAATGTAACTACAGCTTCAGAATAATGCCAACTACAAGAATTAAAGAAAAAATATCTAGTATTGTAGGTAGTCAATTACCTGAATTTATTCAGTCTGACTATCCTACATTTATTTCTTTCTTAGAAGCATATTATGAGTTTATTGAACAAGATCAAGGTGCTTTTGAGCTATTACAAAATGCAAGATCTTATAATGATATTGATTTAACCATACCTTCATTTGTACAGTATTTTCTTAACACATATGCACAAAACATAACAGCTTCCGTTTTAGTTGATAAAAAATTATTAGTAAAGAAAATTAAAGATCTTTACGAGGCTAAGGGAAGTGAACTATCATTTAAACTTCTTTTTAGAATACTGTTTAATAAATCTGTTTCAGTGCGATACCCTTATGAAAATGTTTTAAGAGCTTCAGGTGGTAGTTGGCAGCAGAAGCTATCTATTAGAGTTGAAACAATTTCTGGAGATAGAAATACTCTAACAAACAAAACCTTAACATATATCTCCAATAGCGTATTATACAATACCCAAATTGTGGAAATTAAAATTTTAACTTCCACTTTAACTGAAATATTTTTAAATCCTAATCAAGCAGCACCTTTTTATGGGTTAGAAGATACGGTAGAAGTCTACACAGGATCTACATTAGTCTTCAGTGGTAGAATTAAACCAACAATTACGGGATTTACTGTTAAAAATCCAGGCACTGGATTTAAAGTTGGTCAGATTTTTACAGTAAATTTTTCTGGTGGAGTTGGTACACTAATTAAAGTCACAGAGGTTACAACCAACAAAGGAATTCAAAAACTTCAGTTTATTAATTATGGTTATGGATATCCGTCAGACTTTAACATTGAATTAGATGCGACAAGAGTCTTTGCAGAAACTTCAGATGTAATTACATCTATTACTCAAGGGTTTGAAAGTAAGGGTACGCTAGAAATCATTTCAGCTTACAATCCATCAAGCCCTTCAAGATATTTTGATACGGATTATGTTGTAACAGATTATACTGGTATATCAGATTTTAGATATTTTGATAATTCAACATTTTCTGCTCCTCAATTTACAGCAGTAGCTTTGTTGGAATCTACTGCTTCCATAGACTTTACATTAGGTGGTCTGGCAAGATATCCTGGATCATTTTTTAAAAATGACAGTTTCCTCTCTGAAGCAGATGTAAGATTAGAGGATGACCAACTTTATCAACCATTTGCATATCTGACAAACACAGAAGTGGATTTGGAAGATTTCTTTACTATTGTAAAAAGTCTAGTCCACCCTGCTGGCCAGAAACTATTTAACAATAGATTAGTTTCATTAGATTTAGACTTTTCGTCCAACGTTGCTCTTTCACCAGAATCTAACATATTCTTCGAGGCTAGAGATACGGCAGTTATTTCTGATAATGAAGATTGGTTGTTGTTAAGAAACGTTGAAGCAATAGAAAATCTTGTTCAACCTCTAGACGAAGAAGATCTAGAGGTTAGAAAACCAATATCAGATGGTGTTATATTTGAAGATCAGATAGAAGATATTGTAATTAACAAGCTGGTAACTTCAGAGATTACAACAAGCGATGAGCTTCAAATACTGCAAGTTGCTGGTAGATTCTTTACATCCAACGTAATTATTAATGATCCTTTAGCTAGCTCGTTCGATAAAGTAATAAATAATACCGATGCATTAGTAAGTATAACAGACACTGGTAGTGTTGCTATTTCTGGCGTAACCGATCCAGAAAGATATTTTGATGAAGAGTATGTAAGTGAAATATACACACTACCCTTTGTTATAGAAACATTTTAACGATAATCAAGGAAGACTATGTTAACCGAATCAATTACAGTCAAAGGCAATCTAGAAATTCTAGTACTTGACGAAAACAAACAAGTTAAAGATCTTAGAAAGATTAACAACTTAGTTGTCTCTGGTGGTAAGAATTACATTGCTGCTCGCATGACTTCTAATGCTAATGTTATTATGAGTCATATGGCAATCGGTGTTGCTAATATTGCTCCTACTGTTTCAGACACATTGCTGCTTGGGGAGTTAGCCAGAGTAGCTTTTGATTCTGTTACGGTTACTGCAAACACAATTTCATATGTTACAACATATAGTCCAGGTACTGGTACTGGTACATTAGCTGAAGCTGGTATTTTTAATAGTGCTTCAGCTAACGCTGGATCAATGCTTTGTAGAACAAGATTTAATGAAGTAAACAAGGCAGCTGGTGATACAATTGTAATTACCTGGAACGTGTCAGTACAATAATATGTCTTATCTAATAAAAGATAGTATTCACGGCAATTTCGTGGATGCTATCTACAATGAAATATTTTCCAGAAGGTCAAACTATTATTACTTTATTGGTAAGGTTTTGCCTTGGGATACTCCAGCTTCACCAGATACTCCTCTTGGTACTCAATCTTACGAATATGAAACAAGAAACGGTATTATTTTAGTTAAAAAAATACAGATATCTGAAGTTTCTTTTGTGATTCCAAGAAGGGATTGGGTTTCAGGTACAGTATATGATCAATTTGATGGTGATTATAGTTCAACTAACACAGCCTATTCAAATGCTACAAGTTTAAAAGCAGCTAATTTTTATGTACTAACTGCTGAATTTAATGTTTACAAATGCTTGTTTAACAACAACAACGCGCCTTCTACGGAAGAACCTTTTGGAACAGACCCACTAACAACCACAACATCTGATGGGTATGTGTGGAAGTATTTGTATACTATCCCTCTTTCTATTAGAAATAGATTTTTAACAGACACATTAATGCCTGTTCAAAAGTCTGTTAACAATACTTTTTACAGTAATGGGGAAGTTGATCGAGTTATAATTGATAACTACGGTTCTGGATATTATGGTAATCTTGTTGTTACATTACAAGTAAATGGGGAGTTTGAGGGTGCAGCTGGTAATTCTATTGCAAACCTCATTCCTGTTTTTAATCAACAAGGCTCAATTACCGCAGTAAAAATTAAAGATGCTGGAAACAATTACACCTCAGCTAATATTAGTATAATTGATAACGACAACACTGGTAATAGTTACTATAAAGGTTTATCCAACGTTATAATTAATAACGTTGGTGGTGGGTATGTAAATGCAGCTTATATAACTAACACAACTGCTACTATTACTACATCTGGCGCATTCCAGCCAAATACAAACGCAACTATAAAGTTATCATTTAACAATAACTCCTTGGTTGGTGTCAATATTACAAATCCAGGAAGTGGATATTCTGTTCCTGTAATTGCTAACACAGTTGTCAATTTATCTACTAGTGGTGCATTTCAACCAACAACAAATGCTAATATTATTCTAAATTTTGCAAACTCTGCTATTTTGACACCAGTTATTCACAATGGTGTAATTGACAGAGTTTTAATTGAAGATCCTGGTGTTGGATACAAATCAAACATTCAAACTGTATTTTCGTTGATAGGTGATGGAACAGGAGCTTCATTTACTCCGTATATTAATGAGGCTGGACAATTAGAAGATGTTATTATTGAATCTAGAGGTGATGGTTACACATACCTTGACATTGATGTTGTTGGCGATGGGTCAAATGCAAACGTATTTGCATTCCTATCTACCGGTGATTTAGACACAGTTCAAAGCACGGTTGAACTTTCAGCTGTAGATGGTGGATTGTATGCTTTCAGAGTATTAAATGCTGGCAACAATTACACTGCAGCAAACATTGTTGTTACAGGGGATGGATCTGGATTTGCTGGAACGGTAGTTAGATCAAATGCAAATACTATTAGCCATATATTAGTAACTAATCCTGGATTAGGATATACACATGCTAATGTTACAATTACTGGTACTGGAAGCAATGCAATAGTTACTGCAATATTATCACCTCAAGGTGGTCATGGTAGCGATGCCGTAAAAGAACTGTTTGCTGATACATTAATGTTCTATTCAACAATTAACAATGAATTGATTCATGGTGTAAATGTTAACAACGACTACAGACAATTTGGAATAATTAGAAATCCAAAACAGTTTAATAGTGAAAAACTTTTTGCAAATTCACTTGGTACACCTTGCATTTTAGTTGCAACTAACACTGTTATAGATGATTTATCAAACAGCCTAGAAGCCGACACACTCTTACAATTATCAAATGATAGTTCTAAGAAGTTTGAGGTGATTGAGGTAGATACAATTAACAGCAGAATACTTCTTAACACATTAAATAACAAATTTATTTCTACTGGCAACGTTTTATATGATCCAGTAACTGATTCTGATTACTCTGTGCTTACAGTTAATACTAATCCCACTATAAATAAGTTTAGTGGTGAATTATTATTCATAGATAATAGAACAAAAGTAAGCTACAGTGATCAACAACTTGTTACGCTAAGAACAACAATAAAACTTTAGAAATATCTAGAGGACATTAATGAGTCTCAATACCAATTTCAACGTTGCTCCATACTACGACGATTACGATCAAAACAAAAAGTTTTATCGTATATTGTTTAAACCTGGATTTGCTGTTCAGGCAAGAGAGTTAACTCAACTTCAAACTATTCTTCAAAAACAGGTTGATCGTTTTGGTAAGCACGTATTCAAAGATGGTAGTTTAGTAACCGGTGGTCAATTTGCAATTGATTTAGCGGTTGATTATGTTAAGATTCAAGATGTTGATTCTCTTGGTGATGGTTTTGAAATTAACAATTTTAGCGGTGTAACACTCACAGGGGCAACTACTGGAGTACAGGCCTATGTTATTTTTGTCGCTGATGGATCTGAGACTTCCGCCAACACAAAGACTTTGTATGTTAGATATTTAAATTCTGGAACTAGTGGTACAACAAAAGTTTTTAACAATGGTGAAGTTTTACAATCATCAGTAGGTAATTTATTGGCGTTTGCTTCTTCTGCAACTGGTACTGGTTCATTGTTTACAGTTGAGGAAGGAGTTATTTACACAAAAGAACATTTTGTTTATTTTCCAAGGCAAACTGTAGTTCTTTCAAGATATACAACATCTCCTTCTGCTAAAGTAGGATTTTTGGTATCAGAAAGTATCATAAAATACTCCGACGATGAAACACTACTTGACCCAGCGTTAGGATCTTCTAATTATTTTGCACAGGGTGCTGATCGATTTAAAATTGATCCAGTTGTTACTGTTTTTGACTATAATGCAAATATAACTACACCAGATTACATTGAACTGTTTACTATTCAAGATGGCATTTTAATTGAGACATACGAAAGACCAACATACAATGTTCTAAGAAAAGAATTAGCAAAAAGAACTTTTGATGAGTCTGGAGACTATTATGTAAATGGCCTTACAGTCAGAGTCAGAGAGCATTTAGATAATGGTGAGAATGGGGGATTAAAAACTGCAAATTCCGGTGGTAATGTAAACTTACTAGCAGTTGGTGTTGAACCTGGTACAGCTTATGTTAAAGGTTTTGAAGTTTATGCAAATGTTACAAGATATGTTAATATTGAAAAAGCCATCACATATGAAAATGTGAATTCTCAAATAGCAACTTCGAGAATAGGTAATTATATTGTTGTCAATGAAGCAACTGGATTCATTAATCAAGACAGTATTGTTACTGTTGGTCTTTATGATTCAGCTCAAACTAGATTATCTTCCAATGTATTTGCTAACGTTGCACAGACTGGAAATCTTATTGGCAATGCAAGAGTGAAAGGTTTTGAATACGATTCTGGAACACTAGGAACACCTCAAGGTAATATTAAACTTTATTTGTTTGATATTAAGATGCTAGAGGGTAATTCATTTGCCAATTCAAGAAGTGTATATTTTAACAATCCATCTTCTACTGATTTTGGTGCAGATATAGTTTTAACTGGTGGATCCGCTACCCTCAATGAAACTCTAACAAATAACCCATTACTATATTACGTTGGGTCAGATTTTGTAAGAACTATTAGAGACAACACAGACTCTCCTGATTTAACGTTTACATTTAAAAAGTCCAGCGATGTGAGTATTGCCACTGCTGGCACGTTTACCTTTACGACATCAGGAACAGAAACATTCCCATATGGATCTACAGGCACTCTAACAGCTACTGAAAAATCTCAACTTGCGCTGACCATCAATGGTGATGTAAATATCAATTTATCAGCCACAGTTACACGAGGTGGAACTAATACTTTAGTATCAAATACCAATACATTCTCAAGGATGAATGTTGGTGATAAAGTTTCCATTGTTGGCCAAGCCAACGTGTTTAGAATAACAAGCATTACTAGTGGTACAAATGCAAATGTGGCTCAGACAGTACCAACTTCTGTCAATGGTAATCTACTAAGCAAGGCTTATAGAACTGGTGACATTATTGATTTAAGAACAATTGGATTTACGGGTAACGTTGTAAGAACAGTAACAATAAATTCAGATTCATCTTTAACAGTTAATTTACAAGAAACATTTCCTTCTATTTCTTCAGGAACTATTAATTACAGAGCAGTTAGAGGTAGTGCTAGAGAAGTTGCAAAGACTCTAAGACCAAACAGACTTGTTGTTATTGATACACTAACTACAAGCAATACTGGTCCTATTAACCTTGGTATATCAGACCTGTATCAAATTAGACAAATTAGACAAAATCTAACATACTTTGGTACTGTGACAGATGGGTCTAATGTAACATCTAACTTTACAATTGATAACGGTCAGAGGGATGACTTTTACGATCACGCAACAATCACTCCTAAGACAGCTTTACCTGCTAATGTTAAACTTTTAGTTGAATTAGATTACTTCCAACCTGACTTTTCTCAGGGTGTTGGATATTTCTCAGTGGATTCATATCCTATTGACGATAATGTTATTAGTAATTCCAGCATTCAAACGTCTGAAATTCCTATTTACAGATCCCCAACAAATGGTCTTACATATGATCTTAGAAATAATTTAGACTTTAGACCGGTAAAAACAAATACTGCAACTGATACCACATTACTTGCTACAGCAAATACAAATGCTAATCCAACATCAACTGATTCATTCCAAGCTGGTAGTGGTGGTATAAGAATAGTTGCACCATTAGAACAAATAATATACGATTATTCATATTTCATTCCAAGAATAGATTTAATTGTTGTTGATAAAGATTCAAACTTTTATTCAGTGTCTGGTGTTCCATCATTAGAACCAACAACTCCTTTGGTTCCAGAGAACGCAATGTCGCTGGCAAAGATTTATGTAACAGCATATCCTTCTTTAGCTCCTAATTATGCGCAAATTTTAGATAGAAAAGACTTACAAGTTAATCCTGTAAGAACTTCGCAAATTAGATACACAATGGAAGATATTGGTATCTTGAAAAACAGAATTGACAACCTAGAACAAAGAGCTAGTCTTAATGCATTAGAAAAAGCAGCGATGGATTTTAATGTTCTTGATGATAGTGGTATTAACAGATTAAAAAATGGTATTTTTGTTGATTCGTTTGTAGATCACAGTCTTGGTGCAACATACGATCCTGATTATAAGATTACAGTGGATTCAGTTGAAAAAGCTATTAGACCTGCTTATGAGATGGATTCAATATACTATGATTACGTAAGTGGTTCTGGTGTTGTGAAAAAAGGTGATTTAATCACTCTTCCCTACACACAAGCTGTTTTAATAGAACAGCCAAGAGTAACTACTACAAGAAACATTGAAACAAGCGTTTACCGTTTTATTGGTAATATGTACCTCAATCCAAGTACAGATGTTTGGGTAGATACAACCTACGCTCCTGATAATCAAGTTACAGTAGAATCTAATCCAGTTGGTGGTCCTTTAACAACCGAATGGAATAGTTGGCAAACACGTGTTGTTGGGTATAATTTATATAATGCAGAAACTGGACAGTTGTTAGCTACATTCCAAGATAAACAAGCTGCTTTAAATAACGCAACTGCTCTTAACAGAAGAGTTACAGTAGGTCAAAATACAATTGGTTATACGGGTTCTCAGATTGGTACAATTGTCGAGGAAGTTTCTGAACGATATAGAACTGGAGCTGAGCAGTATTATGCTCAGACAGTAGAAACACAGAAGCTTGGTAATAAGTTAATTAATATTGATATTGTACCTTATATTAGACCACAAACCATCCAAATAAATGTTAAAGGTCTTAAAGCAACTACTAGACTTTATGTATTCTTTGATGGTGAGAATATGTCTAGTTTTGTTACACCAACAAATAGTAGCTACACACCAACTAGCTCTGAAGGATCTAATTTATTAACTAACACCTCTGGTGAAGTTTATTTCTTATTAAGATTACCATCGTCTGGTAAACAATTTAGAGTTGGAACAAAAGAAGTTAAAATTACAGACAGTCCAACTAATGAATCAGATGCTACAACGCAAGCAGTGTCATACTTTGTTGCACAAGGTCTAATTCAACAAAAACAAAATGACATTATTACTACTCGTGCAGTTATTACTCTTGAAAAAGAGGTAACAGAAGCTGAACGTGTAAACTCTAACATTCAAACTCTTCAACGCAACCAGCTTGGTGGCTCTTGTATGGCATATTCTTTCTTGCCTAAAGCACCAGATGGCGAAGAAGGAATTTATTTAACAAGTGTAGATGTGTTTGTTGCAAGTAAGCATCCAACTCTTGGCATATGGTTTGAAATTAGAGAAATGGACAGTGGTGGAGGTATTACTAGAAATCAAGTTCCATTCAGTGAAGTTTGGAAAACAAGTTCTCAGGTAACTACTTCAACTGACGCAAGTGTTCCTCTTAATATTGAGTTTCCATCTCCAGTTTTTCTATATAACGATGTTCAATATGCTTTTGTAATTCATACAGAAGGTATTAATCCAGATTATTATTTTTATGTTGCTAGACTTGGTCAGACTGATACTATCACTCAAACAAAATATACATCTAGACCTTTATCAGGAACACTTTATACTACAAATAACAACCTTAACTGGGATATTGTACCTGAAGTTGATATGAAGGTTAAGTTTTACAGAGCCAACTTTACTACAGGCTCTGGAACAGCTATACTTGGTAACAAACCAACAGAATTCCTCAAGCTAGGTAATATAACAGGAAGCTTTAATAAGTTTGGTGAATTGTTCATTGGTAATGATGTGTTAACTGTGACAACGCCTTCTGGTGGAACAGTTGTCGTTGGTGATCAGTTTATTGGCTCTACATCTACAAAATCTGCTAATGTTCTTTCTATCAATGGTTCTGTTTATACCATGTCTAATGTTGGTTTTGTTGTGGGTGAAACAATATCAGTAAGTAATACTTTAGGAAGCAGAGGTATTACAACTACTGTTTCTGCAAGCTCTAGAGCAACTGGTGCTTTAAAACTTTATAAAACATCTAACACAGAAAACACTGTACAATTAACTGCAACGAGTAACACTTTCTTTGTTGGAGATACTATAAGAGGTCAGCTGTCTGGCGATACAGCAACAGTAGATGAAGTTAGATCCTATAATTACTATCTGTTAGATTTTGAACCAGACTTTTTAAGATTCAGTAAAACACCAATAAACTTTGCAGTAAAAACAACCTCGTTGTCTTCTAACACATTGTCATCTTCTTTCGAACCTATTAATGAAAGTGATAACTTTGTGTTTAACAGTGAACAAGTGCTAATGTCCAGAACTACTGAAATATCTTCTTTATCTGGAAGCAGATCCAATCAGATTCAAGCTACGTTGTCATCTACATCTAGCTATCTATCGCCTGTGTTGGATATTGGAAGAACACATTCAATTTACGTAAGAAATGATATTAATAACAGTACTGCTGGTGAAACAGGAGCTGGTGGTAGTTCACTCAATAGATACATTTCAAAAACTGTAACATTAGCAGAAGGTCAAGATGCTGAGGACATGGTTGTAATTTGTACAGCATATAGACCACCCGATTCAGATTTTAAGGTTTATGCCAGATTGTTAAACAAAACTGACATTGATTTGTTTAACAATAAATCTTGGATTGAAATGGAAAAAGTTGATGATAATGTATTTTCATCATTAGCTAATGTTCAAGATTACAGAGAATTCCAATTTAAGTTTTCTGATTCTAGATTATCTGGTCCAAATGAAGAAGTTCAGTACACAGGAACAGATGGATCTCTTTATACTGGATACAAACACTTTGCTATTAAGATTGTATTAACATCTTCAAACGGAGCAGTTGTACCTAAAGTTGGTGATCTTAGAGTTATAGCACTTCAGAAATGATTGAAATAAAAACCGATGTAGATGGGTTTGTAAAAACAAGTACTGGGGCACTGTTAAACAAAGACAATGATGCTCTTATTGCTTACAAAGCACAAAAGAAAAGAAATGCTCTTATTAGTACATTGGAAAAAAAGTATCAAGAGTTAGAACAAAAAGTTTTGTATTTAGAAAACGAGTTATACAAAATCAACAAAAGGTTTGACAATAAATAAAGTAAACAGTCAAGAAGGATGCCATGGCTTCAATTATTCTAAGACAATCTAATGTAATCTCAAGCCCAGGTGCTACGATTAAAGGATCACCTCTGTCAAATTCAGAGGTTGATAATAACTTTGCCAATCTTAATGTGCAAGTTAGTGATCTTTCAAACACAGTATCTACTCTTGTTACATCAGAAATTAGTAACGGCACTAGTAATGTTACTATCACTACAGCTAATGGTCCGGTCAGAGTTTCCACAACATTCCAGCCTTTGGTTGGTAACATCTATGATTTAGGTTCTGCTACAAGTAGATTTGACGATGCGTTCCTTAGTGGTAACGTCGATATTAAGGGAACAAGAATCAGCGTAGATGCTGGTGGTAATATTCTCATTGGTGGTAACATTGCAATCAGCAGTACTGGTGCATTTATCGGCACTATGTCTGGTGATATTGATGTTTCTTCAGCAATTGGTGCTGGTGAGATTACTTCAGACAAGATCGCAAATGCAGCGGTTACAGCCGAAAAGATTGCAACTGGTGCTGTTGGTTCTACACAGCTTGCATCAACCGGCGTATCAGCGGCTACTTACGGTTCATCCACCTCTGTGCCAGTTATTATTATAGATGAAGATGGTCGTATTACTAGTGCATCTAACCAGGGTATAGTAATAGGTTCTTCGCAGTTGTCTTCCACTGGCGTTACTGCTGCCACATATGGAGGCACAACAGCTGTACCAGTTATTATTGTAGATGAAGATGGTCGTATTACTACTGCTGCAAATGCTACAATTTCTGCTGGTGGTACAACAGTAACAATTGCAGATAACACAACATCTTCTGCCACTTTTTATCCAACAATGACAACTGCTACAACTGGCAACGTGTCAAATGTGACTGTATCTTCTACTAAACTTTATTTTGTTCCAGAGACTGGAACGTTTAATGCCACGGAATTTAATTCATTGTCAGACATTTCAGTAAAAGAAAATATTATTACAATTACAAGTCCACTTTCTGTAATTGAAAAATTATCAGGTGTAGAATTTAACTGGATAGATTCAAAGAAAAAATCTTCTGGTGTTGTTGCCCAGGATGTTGAAAAAGTTTTATCTCACTTAGTTAGTAAATCAGAGTCTGGTATGAAGAGTGTAAACTATGATGGTATTATTGCATACTTAATAGAATCGATAAAAGAGTTAAGTGAAAAAGTTAAGAAGTTAGAGAACAAATGACATACAAAGCAAATAGTAGGGTAGTTGTAAATGCTGGTAGAGAAGCATTTCTTGCGAATGCCACAGTAACTTCAGTTAATGCTTTTGCTTCTGCTGGATACTATTTTCAAGGTCAGGTAGCTGGATTTTCCGCAGGAGGAAGCAATACTAATTCAATTATGAGATTTCCTTTTGCTTCTGATACTAATGCTAATAGTGTTGGGAATTTATCATATGGTGTGAATTCTTCCACTGGACAATCGTCTATATCTAACGGATATACATCAGGAGGTATTTCACCATCTATTTCACCTGGTTCTATAAATGTAATTCACAAATATCCATTTTCTTCTTCAGCCTCTTCAAGTGATGTTGGGGATCTTAGTCAATCTAGATTTAGTTCTGCTGGACAGTCATCTTCAACTAGTGGGTATACATCTAGTGGTCTTAATCCTGGTACTCCTCCTGGATTTAATACTATTGATAAATTTCCATTTGCTTCTAACGCTAATGCTACTGATGTTGGGGATATAACTCGATTGAATTGGGCTGTGACTGGTCAGTCTTCTGCCGAACACGGTTATACCTCTGGTGGTACTCGACAGGTTACATCAACTATAATTGATAGGTTTCCTTTTGCTTCTAACGCTAATGCTACAGATGTTGGCGATATGTCCTATGAGGCAGATGGTCGCCAAACTGGTACATCTTCAACCACACGTGGTTATACTAGTGGAGGTTTTCCAGCTGGAGCTGGATTATTTAACAATATAGATAGTTTTACATTTGCTTCTAGTGCAAATGGAACTGATGTCGGAGACTTAATTTCAGGTACTTATGAAGTAGCTGGACACTCATCGACTGTTTCTGGATATAATTCTGGAGGTTTCCTCCCATCATTTCCATTTAGTTCAAATGTTATACAAAAATTTCCCTTTGCTACTAATGCTAATGCAACCGACGTAGGGGATTTATCTTCAAGCTTGAAGTCAGCTGCTGGCGCACAACACTAAATATAATCATGACATTCAAAGCATCAGGTAATACATTTTACTCATCCAACGCAGCTTTTTTTAGCAATGTAACTATTGGCGGTGGCACTCTGTGGGTTGGAGAAGGATTTCAAGGAACGGTTGCTGGTTTTGTTTCTCTAGGTCAAACCAATGCTACACCACCAGGTATTGCTAATGGTATAGACAAATTTCCTTTTGCTACATTTTCTGTTGCTTCAAACGTTGGAAATCTTTCCCAAAACAGGTTGTTTACATCTTCAGGTCATTCTTCTGTAACTCATGGATATACTAGCGCTGGATACACACCAACTGCCCATCTAAACACTATCGATAAATTTCCTTTCGCCATTGCTGGAGGAACAGCAACAGATGTTGGAGATTTAACTCGTTTAGTGTACGATCCAACAGGAATCTCTTCGACACAACATGGTTACGTAGCGGGAGGATACTTACCGGCGTTTAACTCCAATGTTATAGATAGGTTTCCTTTTTCTACTGATACTAATGCTTCAGATGTAGGTGACTTGTCTTATCCCAGATTATCTGCAGCCGGTCATTCTTCATCGTCTAATGGTTATGTAAGTGGTGGGTATAGCTCTCCAGTCCCATCAGTTAATTATATGAATAATATTGATAAATTTCAATTTGCATCTAGTGCTAATTCCACAGATGTTGGAGATACTACAGTAAGAGCTAGATTTAGAGCTGGACAATCTTCGAAGACGCATGGTTATACATCAGGAGGTGCTATACCTCCTGGTGATGGCGCTATTAATATTATTGACAAATTCCCATTTGCTACAAACGCTAATTCAACAGACGTTGGGGATTTATCTTTAGTAAGAAGGGGTGTAGCCGGTATATCATCACAATTATTTGGATTTTCTGCTGGAGGGCGCACTCCTGGATCTCCAGATGAAACAAATATTATAGACAGATTTCCTTTTTCTACTGATACTAATGCATCTGACGTTGGAGACCTTTCTGCAGTTAGGCATAGATCAGGTGGTCATCAAGACTAAACAATCATGACATCATTTAAAATAAACAACGCAATAATTTTTGATGCAAACGCTCAGATGTCTGCAACTTCGTTTGAAGTTGACAATGATGTTGGTAATATTGGAGTGTTTAATGAGTTCCAAGGAACAGTGGCTGGTTACACATCGGGTGGAAGTGCAACAATTACTAACACAATCGACAAATTTCCTTTTGCAGTTGATAGTAATGCTACCGATGTTGGTGATTTGTCGGTAGCTAGAGCAGATGCATCTGGTCAGTCATCTACTGTTTCTGGTTATACGTCAGGCGGCCGCCCCCCTGCATTAAATACTATTGATAAATTCCCTTTTGCTACCAATACCAATGCTACTGATGTTGGTGATTTAACACAAGGAAGATATCAAGTTGCTGGTCAATCTTCGTCTACTTCGGGATATGCATCTGGTGGTAGCAGTCCAACTTTTGTTAACACTATTGACCAATTCCCATTTGCTACCAACGCAAATGCTACTGACGTTGGAGATTTGACAGTAGCAAGATTTGGTTCAGCTGGTCAATCTTCGTCTACTTCGGGATATACATCTGGTGGTGGTCCTCCCGCAATAAACACCATCGATAGATTCCCTTTTTCTACCAATGCCAATGCTACTGATGTTGGTGATTTAACACGAATTACAGTTTCAGTGGCTGGTCAATCTTCTGCTGTTTCTGGTTATACATCAGGTGGTAGTGTATCATCACCTGGAGGTCCATTAGACATTAACACTATTGATAAATTCCCTTTTGCTACCAATGCCAATGCTACTGATGTTGGTGATATGACAGTAACTAGAGTTGCCCCTGCAGGACAATCATCTACTGTTTCTGGGTATAACTCATCAGGGGCTGGTTCTTTAGGTCCATCAATTGGAGAAGTAATTGACAAATTCCCTTTTGCTACTAATGCAAATGCTACTGATGTTGGTAATTTAACAATACAGGGTATTGGAAAAACTGGAACACAAGACTAAACCTTAATCTAGATTAACAAAATTTAAGTTATTGACCTCATAAATAATAAGCAATATAATATTGTTTATTTACTTTGAGGATTTGAATGAATCAGTTACATTTTTGTGGTGGTCTTCCTCGTTCTGGGTCCACAGTCTTAATGAATATCTTGCAACAAAATCCAAGAATATTCACCACAGGCACTTGTGCACTTACAGATATAATTTCAACACACATCCTAATTAAGTCTCGTTACAGAGAATCATTTCAAGCTATGTCTGTCGACCAAGCAGA